GAGAACCAACCAGGTTTGATGCGAATCGACCTGGCACGACCTGCACGCTCCAAGTGATCACTTGAGAGTGGGGCAGGGCCCCTCTTCAAGAAATACTTGAGGAGAGCGGCATCGTCATTAAGGGGATCTCTCCCAATAGTGACGTCAATCTTAACTCCCTTGACAAGAGGGCGCTGAAGATTGATACACATTCGTCCTACGTCAATCTGAGTAGGATGAACATGTTTGCCGATCACCGGGGAATTCTCGCCTACGGAAGGATAAGGAATCAATGATTCCAAAATCCTATCGCAGACGTTCGCCGTTTCATAGAGATCAGCCTTAAAACACTGATTTCTAAAAGAACTAAGCGAAACGATCTCCTCAGCATGCTGACGACGGGTAGGGATATCACGCCTGAGTTTGACAACAGAAACGTCAAACCCATCGTAGTAGTCCTTACCGCAAGACTCACGGAACTTTCCAGTCCAGTAAGACTTGCCAACATTGACCTTCAGACCAAAATCTGAAAGTGCGTTGACGACGTCATGCACATACTTTACGGGGACAATAATATCGTCCCCGAAAGTGCGTACCGAACCAGAAAGGGCCTTTAGGTCCTTTCTGGTAAGGTGGCGTTTAAGCGACTGCTCAATCCCATAGAGCGCTACTGTTATAAACACTAGCGACTCCACAGGGAAGCAGAGAGCCGAACCCATAGACGCGAATTTGGCAAGCCTAATAACCTTGCCATTAACGTCAGCCTTACGTGAACGTGTAGAGTCAACGGCCTCAAAAAGATGAGGCCAATGGCTAAACATGTCCCGCACAAGCTGATTGGAAACACGGTCAGAAGCAGCACTCAAATCGAGTGTAGCTAGGTCACCCTCTCGGGAACCCTTCAGTGCCAAACGCTGATTAGGCGTTTGGTCATCGAATCTGATAAAAGATCGCGAGATGTCATCCTCGTGAATCTTTTCAACGAATTGTTCGAGAAGACCCTGCTGCACATATTGCATGTGTACAGGTTCAATTGCAATAATTCGAGGTGTTTTCAACGTTTTAGGAACAGTAATGACCCTAACGGGCGGTTCTGTTCCAGGCTCCAACCAGTTTATACATTTGCTATTAGCAAAACCGTAACGCGTTGCAAGAAATTCTCGCGCGGGGAATAAATATTCCATACGGTCGGTCCAGGTATTCCAAAGGTACTTACGATTGCCAATCGTAGCATCCTGAGTAGTTCCGGGACCATGTTTTGGTATGATGTTCCCAAGATAGATCTCTCGATCTATCTTAGAGAAAACATCACGAAATACCAAAGAAGCAATACGCTTGAATGAATCGATCATTTGATCGGTTCTTCTAGCGTCAGCTTCACGAACTGATTGTTCAGTCTCAATATATTCGTCAAAGGCAGCCTTGATACGCTCATCAGAGCAATCAAGCAAGATCTTTGCCCACATCAGTGTAAACTGACGCAAGGCTCGGATAGCTACCACTGACGGATCAATGAGTAAACGTCCACCATTCCTATCGAAGATAAGATCAAGGAAACCTCCGAGAAATCGGGGGAGACCGCCCTTAAAGGAAAATCCCTTAAAGAGGTCGTGATCTACAAAACCTTGGTCGAGACCTTTTTGGAGGTCTTTACCAAAGTTTGCAAGTGTAATCGTTAGAAACGATACACCTTCGTCTTCGACACGCGACTTGACTGTTTTCAGATCAAGTCGGGTACTAGTGCCGCACCAGCCCTCAATATCATTGAGGACTGACTCTACGAGTAACATAAGGCTTTTCAAGGCCCCTCCATTCATATTGGGGGTAGGTCTTCCTTTAGCCATATGTGACTATATCAGTGGCGACCCCCGCGAGGGGAACGCCCGTTGATGGCAGCGTTAACCACCATCAGCGAAATGCCCGAGAGGGCAACTGATACACCTAGAATGACATACATAAAGTCATTCATCAGATTACTGCTCTGCTACCGAGAAAGTCTTAGGGAGAACTTAGTTCTCACCACCGACAAGCTTAGTAAGCTGAGCATTCGTGGATGCCGTAAGGAGCTTCGCAAGCGAAGCAACTGCGGCCACCTGCTCAGCAGCAGTAAACCCCTGCTTAGGGGCGTCGATAACCACATAAGTGGACATCGAAACACTGTTGCTGTTACCGGCCACGAAGGGATCAGCGGCGACCTTGTTAAGGTCGACACGGATCACACGGCGCGTTCGCTTCGCATAAGTATGCGAAACAGAAAGCTTAGCCGTGCCGTCGTTAGTACTAAAGGTACCAGAATTGATACCAGAACCGGTGCGCGGAAGCGCAACGGCAGTACCGGCGACGTCCATAGTCTGAGGGTCATTGAAAGCCATGGCATTACTCTATTCTTCGAATATTCGATTATTATTTAATTGGACTGCTCGAGGTGTTAGAACAGTTTATTGAAGGCCTTGGTATAACCAAGGGCTCCAAGAACTGACCATTGCTGATCAGTAAACGAGTCAGTATTGAGACCAAACCCGTAAGGAGTTGCTCTGTTCCGTTGCTTTCGCTGAGTGACGAAAGACGAAGACAGATCGTCAATGCGCAAACCGTTATTAAAGGTTACACGCTTGACGGTAAAGGTATTGATGTGTGTTGATTTCTTCATCACATACCCATACTGCAACAGTTGCCCGTCGAGAGCGGCAGAAGTGGCGTTAGCGATAATATCGCCAGCGTCACTGAACCAATCGACGAGCCACGACCATGGCATCGCTTGCCAAAGTGCATTTGCGTCTAGGCGTGAGCCTAGGAGCTGATTGACCAATTGGCCAGTCCGCTCAATCCTGCCCCAGGCATTAGTGTCTGAAGCAAGATGATAACGAAAAGCACCACTAAACCAGATTGTATCTTGTTTAGTGAGCATGCGATGTGTGGTATAGTCGTTGCCCGAACCAACAATGCCAGAAGCCCCTGCTTGGGACGCTGGAAAGTTGGCAGAAGAAGGATAGAAGTATAGGCCACCATAACCTATATCAGCTGTCCACTCCTGTGAATCGCGCATCGAAGGAAAACCATATCTCCTCCTGACAATCTTGTCAGAATCACGCTGGAACTGCTTAAGAATCTTATGTTGATTCCTAACAGCCAGGTAAACGGAGCGAATATCCCCAACGGTAGGCGTAATCCCAAAAACGATATTAAGGAACTCTTCAGGTCCCACTTTCGTGAGATCTCCAAGACCCTTAGCGTTTTTGAGAGCCTTACCGGGCATACTCGGCAATCCATCACGCAACTCGAGTAGAGATGCGGCGATAGAAGCATTTGGTTTCGTCGGAGCAACCTTGGCAATAGCCTTGGTTCCCCAGTTGGGGGTTAAATCAGGAACGTCGGGGAAAAGGGTAATACCCTGTTCACCAGCGGATCCTCGGAGTCCAAGCTTTTCGACACCAAAATTGGGTTCGAAAGCAAAGATTCCACCAACTGGCCCGTAATAAGTCGAACCATCCCATTGACGAGACAACGGTATGATCTGTCTTTTGCGAAGATTGAAATGAATCAATCGATGCTGGACAGAATCAAAATCGTGCCCCGTATCTGGGATATCCGGCTTGTCCTCTCTAAGCTCTTGGATGATGGGAACATCACCCAAGAGATTCGGAGAAGACGAATTAACGGGAAGAGACGATCTGTTCGTTCTATAAGAATAAACAGAATCCTGATATCCAGGATACCTCTGAGTCTGTTCGATATTTGGAAGCAAATATTCGAACGGAGCAGATTCGGCATAGTTAACGCCGGAGCCACGATCCAAACCTACCCTATAAGAGGGCATGTTCAGAGCGTGACGAGTATCCTTGTAATATCCAACCACAACGGTCTCCTTAATTATTAAATTAAGTAACCATTTGATTGCACTGCAATTAAAGAGGGTTACAAAGACTGGTTCTCAAGCCAGCGGCAACTAAGTGCCAGGGGGGTCCCGCAAAGGGGCCTC